TCAACGTCCCTTTGGTGGTGTATTTAGAACCTCTTCAAAGGTAACTATTCAAAGTGGTGAAATAGCTTTAATTTTTGACGTACCAGTAGCTTTTTCAGAAAAAACTGATATTGAGGCACGAGCATATAGTTCAGGGTCTAATAACTTTGTCTCTGCTGACTTTGAAATAATTTATATTAAAAATGATCCAGAAGAATTATAATGGCTTTAAAAAAATCACAACAAAGTTTAAAAGCTTGGACCAAACAAAAATGGCGTACTAAATCGGGAAAGCCATCTAAACAAACTGGAGAAAGATATTTACCTGAAAAAGCAATTAAGTCTTTATCCGCTTCTGAGTATGCAGCTACAACTAAAGCTAAACGAGAAGGAACTAAAGCAGGTAAACAATTTGTAAAACAACCAACTAGTATTGCTAAAAAAGTAAAAAAATATAGAAAGATAAAATAATGGCTGCTAATGTAATGCATTATTTTAAAAATGGAACTAAGTATTCTGGTAAAACACATAAGATGAATGGTCAAATTCATAGTGGTGCTACCCATAGCAAGTCATCAAAACAAGTGTTTCATTATAAAGATTTAAGTGCAACAATTAAAAAGAAAATAAAGAAGTAAATAAAAATGGCAAAAGCACCTAAAACAACAATTGGTTTAAAAATTGAACGTATTCCAATTAAAAAGAAAACTACAATTGGTAAAAATGATTCAATGATTAAAAAAAGTAGTTTAAATAAAGATCAACGCCGTTCCTATAAAAAATACAGGGGTCAAGGAAAATAATGGCAATTTCTCGTTCTTCTATTTCAATGCAGATTTCCAAAGCACCAATGAAAAATACAAAGAAAAAGAAAACTAAAAAATTAATTAAGAAAAAAAGGATTAGTTATGGCTCTAAATGAAAGTGATAAAAAGAAACTACAACGATATGGTTTATCTGGTTTAAACAAACCTAAGAAAACTCCAAGCCATCCTACAAAGAAAGGTATTGTAGCTGTAAAAGATGGTGAAAGAATTAAAATCATTCGTTTTGGTGATCAGAAGATGGGGCATAACTATTCTCCTGAAGCACGTAAATCATTTAAGGCTCGTCATGCTGCAAATATTGCGCGTGGTAAAACAAGTCCTGCATATTGGGCTGATAAGTTTTTTTGGGCTGGCCCTAGTGGATCAAAGAAATCTCCACCTAAAGGTCAAAAACTAGTTCGAGGAAAAAAGTAATATGCCATCATCTGCTAATTATATTCGTAATTATGGAAAGGATGGAGAGGGAAAATATGATTCCTCTGCCAAAAGAAAAAAAGATAGAGCTAGACGTAATGCAGCTAGACAAAAAATGTTACGTTTAAATAAAGTTAAAAAAGGTGATAATAACGATGTCCATCACGTAGGCGGTAAAACTACGAGTAAAATTCTTAAAGTTAAACCTGCATCTAAAAATAGGTCATATAGTAGAACTAAAACTGCAAGTAAAAAGAATCCAAAATCTTAGGAGTAATAAATGGCTACAAGCGGAACATACAATTTTAACTTAGATGTAGATACTATTATTCAGGAAGCTTCTGAATATTTAGGTGGAGAAGTTACACTAGGACATGAGGTAGAATCAGCTAAACGATCAATTAATTTAATTTTAACTGATTGGCAAAACCGTAATATTAATTTATGGACTGTCAATACAACTGTTGTTTCTGTAACAACATCTGTTACATCTTTAAATTTATCAGATTCTACAATTGATGTATTAAGTGCCGTTGTAACTCGTGACAACAGAGATTTAAGTATGCTTCGTATTTCAATGGATGAATACTTACAAATTAATAATAAGTCTCAAACTGGTAGACCATCGCAATATGCAGTTCGTCGTAATAGGGATAATCCAACTGTATTCCTTTATCCAATTCCAGAAAATTCAACAGATACAATTAAGTTTGAACAAGTTAGAAAAATTCAAGATGTAAATCAAACTGCAATTGAAAATGTAGATATTCCAACTAGATTTTTACCATGTTTAACAATGGGATTAGCATATTATATGGGGATTAAACGTCCGAATGTATCTGCCGAGCGACTAGGGTTTTTAAAAGGAAATTATGAAGAATTGTTATTATCCGCACAGTTAGAAGATCGTGAGCGTACAAGTTTATTTGTTAAACCTAAATTGCGTGTAGTATAATGGCAAGTAATAAGAATGCATATGGACTTTGTGATATTTGTGGATGGCGGTATCCTTTAAAAGATTTAAAGTTTGATACTGCTCGAAATTTAGTTTGTCCAACAGACTTTGATGGTGCCTTTGATAAAATTAATCATCCTCAAAATTTTACAGCTAACCTAACGGAAAATATTGTAGTTAGAAATCCAAGACCCGATCCAAATATTGATAGAAATCTAGAGTGGCAAAATGGTTCTAATATTTGGAATACAACAACTCAAGAGTGGCAAAGTATATAAGGAGTTAAAATGTCAACACTAAACGGAAGAACAATTGCCAATACTTATAAAGATTTGCTACATATTGAAAATAATAATCTTGGATTAGATGGCTCAACCCGTGCTATTCAAGATGGATCAGGTCAAAGTTCAAAATTAAAAATTTCTCAATCTACTGTTAATGTAAGCGGCACATTTCAAATTAATGGGCAGACATTAACAGCTACAGTTTCTGCGCTTAATAATATTACAGACTTAACTGCAGTTACAGGAATGGTTGCAGTTAGTGGTACAAATGTTTATGGTAGAACATTAACTGGTGGAACTGGTGTTTCCATTACCAATGCTGATGGTACTGAAGGTAATCCAACTATTGCATTAAATCCAAGTGGTGCAACTTCAGGTACTTATGGTCCGGTTTCAAATATTACAGTCAATAGCGTAGGACAAATTACTGATATTACAGTTCCTGCTAGTATTTCTGTAGCGGAAGTTAAAGGCTCAACATTTACAACTGAATATTTAAATGCTTCTGCTAATGTAAGTATTACTGGTTCTACTCATATTGTTGGTCCTTTAACCGTAGACGGTATTCTATCCGCAACTGGTATTGTAGCTACGAGCCTCACATTTAATGGTGATATTAATGTAGGTGGAGCTTCCTTTACAGCTAAGATTAGTGGAACTGCAGCAGAATTTTCAGGAACTGTTTCTGCGGCTGCTTTTGTTGGAGATGGTTCAGGGTTAGTTAATGTGCCATCTTCAGAAGGTGGTACAGTTAAATTTATTACTGCAGGTACTGGAGTTTCAATTACAGTTGATGGGGCTACATCAACAAGTATTCCAGTTAGCGGTACATTAAGTTTAAATGCAAATCAATCATTTGGAATTGTATCTGCTACTAATATTGATACGGATGAACTTTTAATTGCTGGTGTATCTGCTGCAACTGTAAATGAAGTTGCTGCAGTTTCTGCATTAACCCAAACTAATCTAGATGCAATTACAAGTATTAATGCTGTAGTTGCTAATGTATCTGCGCTAACTTCTGTTAATACTGCCGCCATTACAAGTATTAATGCTGTAGTTGCTAATGTATCTGCTTTAGTTTCAACTAACTCTGCAGCTATTACAAGTATTAATGCTGCATATACTTCAGTAAGTGCAGCCCTAGAAGCTAGAGTTGCTACTGTATCTGCATTAACATCTGTAAATCTTGCAGCAATTACTTCAATTAATACTGTAGTTGCTAATGTTTCAGCTTTAACATCCACCAATGCGGCTGCAATTACTTCAATTAACAGTGTTATTACTGCACTATCTGCAACGGTAGCAACTAGCATTGATACCGCAAATACTCGTATTACATCTGTAAGTGACTATGCTGTAGCTTTATCAGCTACAATGGCAACAAGTATTGCTACTGCAAATACCAGAATTACATCTGTCAGTGACTATGCTGTTGCGTTATCAGCTACAATGGCAACTAGTATTGCTACTGCAAATACTCGTATTACATCTGTGAGTGATTATGCCGTAGCTCTTTCTGCAACTCTTGCAACTAGCATTGCTAATTACCTTCCACTTGCAGGTGGAACAATTACAGGAACTGTATCGGCTCAAGAAGTTGATGTAAGCTCAATTGGAATTGGAACTGTAGCTGGAGCAAAACGACTTACAATGAGTGGCGCTGCCGTTGCTCAATATGCTTCTCTTACAGATGGAACATCAATTGCAGTAGATTTTAATACGGCTCAAAACTTTATTGTTCAGCTTGCAGGTAATAGAACTTTAGAAAGCCCAACAAACTGTGTTGCAGGACAAACTGGTAGTATTATTATTGTTCAAGATGGAACTGGTGGTAGAACTTTGGCATACGGAGCTAATTGGAAATTTGCTGGTGGTACTGCTCCTACACTTTCAACTGGTGTATCTGCAGTTGATAGATTAGATTATATTGTATATACTTCACTAGCAGTACAAGCCATTGCAACATTAGATATTAAATAAGGAAAAATAATGGTATTTGCAAATAACTTATTAGCAGGAGCAGCAGCAGGACTGGGTGGGGCAGGATATACTCCCGCAGGCGCGATCTGGTTGGACGGCAGCGCGGACTATCTGACGAGGACACCCAGCATCGCGGGAAACCGAAAGACCTGGACTTACAGCACCTGGATTAAACGGGCGGGCCTTGGCTCCGTTCAAGTTTTTACCCCAGGAGCATTGGGTAGTACCGGCGGTGGTTACTACGTTCAATTTGATGCCGCCAATACGCTCACGTGGTTTGCGTATTATAATGGCACGTCGTGGATCGGTAGGTTGACCCCAAATGCCGTATACCGTGATCCGACTGCATGGATGAACATCGTAATTGCATTCGATAGCACGCAAGCGACGGCCTCGGATCGATTGTCGTTGTTCGTAAACGGCACCAAGATTTCCTCTTTCAGTGTTGAGAGTTACCCCGCGCAGAATGTTGACGGACCAACAAACAACAACCAGCAGCATTGGCTCGGGTGCAATGTCAGCACGGCGCAGTTCTACAACGGCTATTTGGCCGAGTGTATCATGCTCGACGGCTATCGTTCAACGGATGCCACTGAGTTCGGTGAATACGACACTAATGGCAACTGGGTTCCGATTGATCCTACCTCTGTAGTCACAGCCAACAAAGGCACCAACGGTTTCTGGCTCGACTTCGCTGACAGCGCCGATCTTGGCAATGA